GCCACAGAGTTTCTCTAGTACAGTTAAAGTCAGCTGCTGGTGCACAATGTCCTTTGTCCCATACATTTCCTTCGTAGTCTTTTCCGTCTGAGGTCTTAACACTATCGTTGGTGTAAAAGTCCATTCCCTTACGAGGATAAGAACCTGTAGGGCATTGTACTGTGTACCACACACGTTTAGGTTGTTGGAGAACCTCTGAGTATACACAAGAGTATATTGGGGTCTTGATTAGAACGCTATCTCTCTGGGCAAATAACTGACCAGACAAAAGAACAACTAGAGTTAATAATAAGTTTTTCATAAGATAAATCCAAGGATTGCTAGGATAGACATACCTACAAAACCATACTTGTAAAGCTTCATCTCTGCATCCTTACGGTCAATGGTTCTATTAAGGTCATAGACTTCTTTTTTAGACACCTCAATCATCTGTTGATAACTAGGTACAATAGAGTCTTTGTAGAGACTGATTTGCTGACTGTCCAGGTGGATAACAGTCTTAAGAACAACTACACGTTCTCTTGCTTTGATTCCCTTAAGGAATTCGTTATTCAACTCCTTTAGCGGTAAGCTGTCTAGAGATTGTGAGTAGATACTTGGTGCCGTCAATGTCAGGCATAGTATCAAGAGCAATCTGAATAGTGTCATACTTGAGGTTGATTTTTTCATAGTAACTAAATTGTTCATGTTTAAGTGTAGATAACGAGTCTACTCTACTAAGGAAAGTCTCGTTACGTTTTTCCATTGAGTCCATGTAAGCCATAAACTTTTCTTCGTTTCCGCTATTTAGGGATTGCCTTTCCCATAACAAGAAGGCTACTGTTATTAGCAGTAGCCCTATTATGATAGCTTCAATTTTGTTTTTCATTTACTTTGTGTTGGTCTATTTTATCTAAGATTAACTGTAGTAACTCATTCTTAATTAACCCTGCTCTGGCTGCGTTCTTTAGTGCACTAGTAAGCTGAAAGAGAATAAAGGGAGCACAGATAGTCTCACTTAACCAGAAAGTGCCTTCAAAGCCCTTCTCAATCATCAAGATACCTGTAAGCATAAATACCCACACCATTAAAGTCTTAAGCACGCTAAGAGCTTTATGCGTCTTAAAGCCTTCCATCTTAGTTCCTGCCCATACCCCAAAGAATCCATCTATAAACACAACAGCAACTACAGCTAAGTACTGTTCAGCATTATCTGCTCCTAGATTAAGGAAGTAAGTTCCTAAGAAAGCTAGAAGAGTTGTACTTGAGTATAGTAGTACTGATGTTTTCATTATGCAGGGAATGGTGGTGTTACAACTTCAAACTCAATCGGTGTTCCAAGAATTGGCGTGAGTGATTCATCAAAAACAATATACCAAAATTGTGGTGTGTTCAATTCTGCAAACTGATAATCCACCCAATTCTGTGTAACGTCATCGGGCGTTACAGGAATACCGTAGTAAGCATCACACAACTCACGAGCGGTGATTGCTTCCTGTTCGGTAGTGTATTTGTAGCCTGTTATTGTCATAGATTAGTATATTTGATAGAATGTGTTGATGTTTGATTCGATGCCTGTGCGGGTGGTGGTTTGGTCTGATGGGTATATTATTACTTCTTGTATATTACCATTTATAAATTTTCCTAAAACATCTTGTCGACCTTTACCTATGTTAAACGATCTATTACCTACATATTGACCACCCCCATTATATGTACCAACTGATGTTCCATTACCAAATCCATTTTGAACAAAAGTACTTGTAATAATTAAACTATATAACAAATAAGTATTTGCAAATGAACCAGTCGGAAATCCACTTGCTAGATCATCTGCATAACAACCAAATTTTAATTTACCCAAAGTTGTAACTTCTTGCCAAAATTCTTCTCGAGAAGCACCATTACTTCCAAAACCAACTATACCTGCATCTGTTAAACCTGATGTTTTATTTATTGTTATTAAAGTTATAGGGAATGTAGGTTGTGTATTAAAGGTTGTACCTAAATTATCATTAACACCATCAAACTGAATTGTTGGGTTTGTGTTTTGTAATAACAAATTACCACTACTAACTATTTGCGGTTGATTTACTGCGGTTGATTGTATAATATTATTAATATTACCACTTTGGTCGTACCAAGTAGTTACAAATCCATTTGTACCACTACAAAAAGAAGTTAATGCAGTTGTGTCAAGGTTGCCCAATGCGGTGAATCCAATGTTTTGTTCTGCATTATCGGATGACCTACGCACACGAATCGCCGATCCCGTATATGCACTTCTTAATTTTCTAACTGAATAAGCAGCCGCAGCGTTTGGGTAAGTATCCAACAAACCCACGAATGGAGCACCCCCGCCACCCATTGCACGAAGTGTGGTATTAATACCAATTCCAATCATTACTTATATGCAATTACACTGCCTGAAGAGATAGCAAATCCAGTGATGATTCCTCCACCTGAAAGATATGCTCCTTGCTTAAAGGTAACTCCACTCATACCATTAACAGTTAAGCGTTCTACTCCATTAACTTTAAATGAAGTAAAGACTGTGTCTTCTTGTGGTACAATTGCAGTAAACTGTACATCGTTTACAGTTCCTGTTGTGTAACGTACAAAGCCTCCAGCTCCTGCCATTAGACCTGTACTTGCGGCAATCTGTCTTAACTTTTTAGACTGCTCGTTAAATAGTTGTTCTGCATTTACGCTCATAGTATATCGGTTTTATCCCAGCCTTGTGGCTCGTATTACAAAGTTAGTTTTAATTCTAGTTTTGTCAAGATTTTTCTTAGGGATTCTGGTACTGGTCATCTGGTGAGAGCAATACAGAATCTATTTTTTGTCTTCTTGCTTCGTTATAAACTTTAAACACTTCTTTATAGTATACAGTCCAAGGATCTTTAGCTGCTTCATATACAGGTTTTCCTGTCCTTTTAGCTAAACTTTCTATTAAAGCTTTGTCTTGCGTACCCTCTGCCGCACTTAACTCTTGTTCCCGTTTCATCATTCTAATAGTAGGGTTGTACATCTCCATTGTTTCTTTTTCATTCTGCAAGTCTATCCACTCACTTAACTGAGTGATGAGTTCTTCTTTACTTGGAGTTTTAATTTTACTGTACTCTCCTTTAATTACATAATCAAGATCTTCAGGACCTCTTTCTAGCATCTGTCTAGATAAGTTAGTAAGTTTCTTCTGAACCTGTAAGTAATCTCCCAAAGGATCTTGCATACCTAACATTGGTGTTAGTTTAAGTCTAGTCTCCAAGGCTCTTCTAGAATCAACAAAAGGTTTTAATCCTTGCTCTACTCCATAGACCTTCATTCCTAAAGCAAGAATTCTAGGCAAACCTTCTGTAGCTTTAGGAGTATATTCTGACTTGCCTCCATAACCTCCCCTTCTTTGTTCGTAATACGGAGACATAGGGTCAGTTAAAGCTTTGTAGTCAAATAAAGCATCAAACAAAGCATCGTAACTTGCTACTTGCGAACCCAATATAGTATAAGCAACACCTTTAGCAGCAGATTCTACAATACCTTCTTCAGGTCCTTTAGATAATGGTTTTCTAAAAACTACTTTATATGTGTAATTAGCAGGCGCTGCAACAGGATGCGTACCAGCATATTCCTCATAAGTAGTAAAGCTTATCATAGCAAGTAAGTGAATCAACCAATCATCATCATCACCTCCTGCAGCTAATGCTAACTTAGTAGTGGCCCACGCAAGTGCATGTAGTCCCATAAGATTAATATTATCCCTAAATATTCTTTCGTGTTTCTCTTTATCGAATTGTGTTGTTCCTATACTTTTTCTTTCTCCACTTGCTAAGTATCTCATCTTACGAACTAGAGATTTGCCTCCTGTCCTGTAGAAACCTTCCTCTACCTTTCCTGTGTATAAAGACATTCTTTTTGTTCCATAAGAAGTTTGAAGTAAAGGGTACGTCCATCTTCTCATAGACATTACTATATTAGCCCATAAGATTCTTTCGTATCCAGAACGTGAACGAGGATAATAGTTACCTTGAGTACTGGTATACATTTCATGTATCTGGTCTCTCAATACTTGTTCTACCGAACGTAGCTTCTCCCTCTTAACTGCGTTGAGTTTTTCTAAAGAAGCAATCTTAACATTAACTGAAGCTATGAGGGCATTAAGTTCTCTCTGTTGTTGAGTAGTTAAATCTTTTGCTTTTCTTACTGCTGCCTTAACTAAGTATGTATCAATTAAGTTTTTACGTTCTTCAAGCAAAGCACGCATTTTATTTTGCTCTAAACCAAATACTCCATCCTTAGGCACAAGAATTCCACCTATCACTTCATAAGCATCATCTAACTTAATTGTAGTTTGCTGGCCATTTATAACCATTGGTACTGTCATACGGGCCATAAGTGCTTCATAGATTGGAAGAGTAGAAGCCATTTCCATATAACCAAAGATTTGAGTGCTATAGTTATCTAAATTCAAAAACTTATATAAGAATCCTTGCTCGATGTTATTTGCCATTTTAGTAGGGTCAGCAGTAGGCATAGCCCTAAAGTGCATTAACTTAAGTGCATATACATCATATTTTCTAGATCCCTGTTCTAAGGATAGTAAGGCACTTCTCTTTCTAAGACCTTTCCACCAAGCAGCCCACAACTCTCTTCTAGTTAAACCATACCTATTCTTACTTAATACAATCTTAAGAAAGTTATTAAATAAGTTTTTAGGTAAACGTAAGAAGTTAGCTAAAAGTACTCTTTTTTGGGTGAATCTAAACAACTTATTATTGAGTGTAGCAATAACCTTAAGAAGCTCATTCTTACCAGCTAATTGATACTGAGTCTCTCCACCGTAGAAAAATCTACTGATTTCAAGATCAATCCATTCTAAGTCTTCTACAGGTATATTTGCTTTAGATGCAGCATCCCTTGCAGCAAAGATAGCAGGCATGGCTTTCTTTAAGCCAGCAAAATCAGAGGCATATACACCATATTGAGCTAAACTTGTAGTAAGTAGATGAGATACTTGATTTACATTCAGAGGTTCTTTAAACCTAGTTTTAATTAATTGCAGTTTTCTTCCTGAATTTTTAAGAATTGCGTTCTTATTTACATCTAATAAGTTTGAGGTTTCATCTTCTTCTAGTTCTTCTCCTGTAACCGAACGATTAAAGAATATCTTAAAACCATCTACAATACTATTAAAACTATATTTAGTTCTCCCAAATAAATCTATTACCTCTTCTCTAGTTCCTTTTGTTTTATTAGGTACTACGTATCCTTCGAGTCTTTGTGATACTGGTAAGTTTCTTTGTATGTCCTCATACAACTCAACCATATCATCAATAATGTCTTGATCCTCTGACTGTAGCTTACCATAAGCTTCGTTGGTGTATCTGTTGTCATCTGTTTTACGTGGACGAGCAGTCCCTTTGAAGCCTAAGAAGTTGTAGTCTTTATTCTTTAACTCTTCTCTTACTCTAGGCACTGACCAATCAAAGTTGGGGTTTTCCTGCTTTATGTAGTTGATATTAGTAGGTACGGTGCGATTCCAAATGTAAATTGGTCTTTCATACACTTTGGTTATCTTGCCCCCTGTTTTCTTATCTACATAACTCTTGGTAATTGTTATGTGATTTGCTTTATACCAATCAGTTTGTTTTACTCCATTCTGTATTCTTACTGTCTCTATTCTAGTACGAAAAGCATCTAATATATTAATTCTATGTTGTGCATTACCAAAATCTGAAGGATGATCAAGTAAAGGTAAGTCTTCGTCTATTTCTAAAAGAGGATCTTCGGTATAACCCCCAGATTCAATATACTCGTCAGTTAACTTTTCTGCTAACTCATCCATAGCTTTTACTTGTTCAGGATCTGAATAAATTTCAGTCCTAACAACATCAGATATTTCTTTAACTACTTGATTATAATATTCAGTCTTCTTTTTAACTTGGATTGCACTTAAGTCAGCAAAGTGTTTTTTCAGCAGTGCTTTATCCTCCTCAGTTAACTCTCTACTTTCTTCGGCCTCACTTTTTAAATCTTCAATCTTTTGCTCAATAGCTTTAATGGTTTGTCCTAATCCTTCTTGAATATCATTTCCACGGATTATACCGTCTTGGTCTCTATAACCTTTTACAGCATTAAACAACTCATCATACGCCTCACTTAGTAAAGGATCTTCTCCATACTTAAGAAAAATAGCTTTGATTTTATCGGCAATACTTCTTTGTAATTCAAAGAACTCGGGATCAATTTCAGTACGAGTGTTTGTATCTAACCACTTTTTTAACTCAGTTTGGGCAAGTTCTAATTGCTGATTAACTTGTTCTAACTCTGTTTCTTTAGCACTTACATCTGTTCCTACTGACTGACCGTCTGCTATTTCTGTGACTAATCGTTGCTTCTTAACATCTAAATCGTTTACAGCTTTCTTCCGTGACTCTTTTTCAATATCAAAACGAATTCTAATTTTGTCTGGAATAACAAACTCAATAGCATCCAAAGACTTTCTTTTATTCTTATAGGCAATAATAGAATCTGCTATATTCCTTTCCTTACTTCCTTTAGGTTTCTCTGTACCGTCTTCATTGAAAATAGAACCTAATCTTTCATACTTTCTTTTCAAGTCAACACGATACTGTCTTTCCTCTTCAGTAGCTTCGTCATCACTAAAGATTGCTTGAATGTCTTCTAACTCCTCTAGGATAGTTTGACGTGCCTCTCTAGCTTCATCTATCAGTAATTCCTCAGCTTCGTAGTACTCGTCTTTATAAGGACGTACGGCATAAGTATCTAAGAATTTTTGTAGTTTTTGTTCTGCATCTAATATCTCTGCTTCTATTCCATTCTCGTTTGCTTTCTCTAGGTTTCTAGTTAACTCTTGTAAGTCATTTCTAAATTCAGCTTCTTTAAACTGGGTGTTGTAAGCAAGTTGTTTTACTACCCTACGCACTCCTGTAGAATTATCATAGTAAACCATGTCAACAACTCTAGTTAAGTTCTTATTAAAGTTATCTAAACTAAGAGTCCAACGAATACCTTGATTTTTATTTCGTTGTATTATTTTTTCGTTTAACTCAGTTGCTCTTTGAGTGTATTCCTTACTCTTATTACCAGCTTCTGTAAGGTGTACATCTAGATATTGTTTTACTACTTGAACTAAAGGACTTCCACTCATATTAGCTATACCTAAGTATATTGTAAACGAATTGGCTCCTTTGTATTCTTCCTTCATTCCGTCTCTAAGAAGCGTTTCAATGTTCTTCTTAGTAGGAATCCAAGACCTAAATGTGTATAGTTCTTTTAAGTCTTTAGTTAAGTCAGCTGCTCGTTTAGGTTGGTTTCTTGCTTGAGCCTGTGCTAGTTGTTCTTCTTTCTCGGCAATTTGTTGATTCAGTTCACTATCAGGGTCTTTTAGTTTGTTTGAAATTTCTAAGAACACACTTTCTAACTCTGAAGCTACAGGAGATAGGATAGCTCTCTGCCCTGCAGATATTAACTTATTTGCGTTGTCTTTGAGGTCAATAACCCTTTGCTTTAACTCAGTAGAAACTGCATCAAAATTCTCTACTTGCTTTCTTCTTTCTTCCCTAAACTCTTCTCTACTATACGGAGTTCTTTCTACATCTGTTTTAGTAGAGGTGTCGATAAGTTCAGGTAGTAATAAGTTTTCGTAAGCAACCATTTGATCCACCATGAATGAACCAATATTCATTGCATGGTTAAATGCACTTACTAAGTCTTGGGTACTATACTGGTCTAAGTTATTTTCGTAAAGAATTACATCTTTTTGAATGCGGTTAAGCAAGTCCTCTAAACTACCTAGGTAGTCAATAGAAGAGTTAATTGCATCAGATAGAGAGTTGGAGGAGATATTACCAAACTTCTCTTTTATTTTTTCTATGGAAGCAAAACGAGGGTCAATCTCACTCAAGCTTTGGGTTAGTTGTTTCCAACTAGAACTATTAATAGTAGAGTCTACGTATTGTTTAAACTTACTAATCTCGGGTGTGTTTCTACTAGACTGATTACTATTGTAAGGCTGACTAAATCTAAGTTCGTGTTCACCTGGTAAGTCAGGCATATCTTCTAGAGTTTCTAAGTAATCAAAGTACTCCTCAATAGTTTGGTCTACTTTGTTAAAAAGTGTCTCCCCCAAGTTTAATCTCTGCTTTAAGAATCTTTTGATAGCCCCTACAACCCTACTGATAAATCCTTTGTCTTTAGCAGTTGCCTCAGCATCTTGTAGTTCTTCTCTGAAATAAGGGTTAGACAAATACTCCGATACAAATTCTTCTACGTTCTTAAAACCATATCCGTGTTGTAGTTTAGGATAGTTCTTAGTGTACTCCGTCATGTACTGCTCCATCTCTTGCCTAAACTTTACTTCCTCTACTGTAGTAGGATTAGTCAAAGCAGATATAGTGTAAGCATGGACTGCCTCGTGAATTAACTCTTGGGCAAATCTTTGAGTATCAAAGTTAGAAGCAATACTCTTTGCAATGTAAATAGTATTAGACTTGGGGTCGTAGAACGATCTTTGATAATCCCCGTCATTGTCTGCCTCATCAAATACAGCTAACTCAAGAGTGGGATTAACTTTCATTAAATCACGCAACCTTGATACCATCTTATGTTGGAAAGGCTGCAACTCTTTGTTCTTGATAAGGTTATCTAGCAACTCATTAAGAGTAGCGTTAGAGAAGTTCTCTACGTTGTTAACAATCATACCAGGGAACTTAACCTGGCGTAAGTATTCTTTACTTATTGGTCGGAAAGTCTTTCCTGATATAGCAGGTTTTACGGATAAGTAATACTTACCGTCTCTAACCAACACTTCACTTTGGATAAGACTATACTTAGGATTTAAACTAATCTCATTTACTATATTATCAAAAGCATTGGGATTAGAGTATCCTTTGTTTAAATAACCTAGGCTAGCAACTTCTTCTATCTGTTCAGCTGCACGTATCTCCTTTGGACTTAGGTTTAGTTTAAGTATAGAGTTAATCTGATCTATAGTAGGTTCACCTAAGAAGTTTAGTTTAGGACTATAGCCTTGTTGTCTTTTAGTCCAGTCAAAACCAAACTCTGTCTTAAAGGTATTAGTAGTTAAAGCCTCATAAACCTCTTTTCCCTTTGCTGGTGGGAAGAAAGAAGTTAATTGATAGTAGGCAGTACTCGTAACTGACTTACCATTAAGAGGAGATTTTATTTTTGCAAAACACGACATTAGTCAATAATTATTATAGTTATACAAATTTAGTCGAAATAGAAAGGAATGCAAGTTTATATCTCGCAGGCATCTTCTTCAAATCCTAAGTCATCTAAATTGCCTTTATCATTAGGTTGGTTTGGATCTAATTTCAAATCTAAACTTGCTGGACCTGATTTAGTAGGAGGAAGAGAACTCTTTGTATCTTTAGGGGTAGTGTCTGCTACATCTACATCGTCCTCAAAATTATCTATAACTTCTTTTTCGATTGCTGCACCTGGCTTGATTACACCTTCGATAGGCATTACTCTTCTCATGGTAATAGTTACACGGTAAGAACCAGCCTCGTAAGTCTTGTTATCAAGTTTAGTTGTAAGTTCAGGTAAGAAACTATCTTGAGCAGTAGGAAAAGTTCTATGGAATACTTCTCTGTTTACTCCATTGACTCCAAAGACATAAGCTGTTCCTGCATCTAACTTAAGTTGCACAGGATTCCCATCTCTAGATTCGATTGAAAAGTTACCAGTACCTCCAAGGTTAATTCCAACTACAGGATAGTTAATAGCCGACTCACTTTCATCTACATCATTATGTGAACTAATAAAACTATTGTTATCGTACAAGTTAATAATAGCTCCATCATACATAGACATATCTAATCCCGTAGCCCTACTTATAATCTCCCTGAATCTATTTGTTATTTGACCTAAGGGTTGTTCGTTGATAGATTCGGTGTAATAGCCGTACTTAGTTTTATTAAGGGGGTTAATTACATCAGGGATATTTACAGCAGTCTTTCCAGGATTGTTTGACTTATAGTCCCATCTTAAACCAAGACCAATCATCTTACTTGCATTGGCTCCTTTGTTTGTTTTAGCTGCTTGCTCTTCCAAGAAAGGTTTCAAGTAGTTAAACAACTCTAGTT